CGCAGGAGTGAACGAGATAACGAATACGACTAGACAGAATATCAGCATCTAAACTCCCCCAATGATCATACAGATATAATCTGTTATCTGCAAATACTTTCTCCCATATATGTCTCCTAAACTCCTCATCTAAATCCTTCTCCAAGTGTAACATCATGTTAGCTTCAATAGACATGAAATCTACGGCAGCTTGTCTAACAGATTCCTCCAAAGCAATATAGCCGATAGTCTCACCCTTACTGTGAAAATAAGAAGCGATTTCTTTAACAGCTGTAGATTTACCTGCACCAGTTCCAGCACAGAATGTAACAATTTCACCTTTTCGTGCTCCTAAAGTTTTATCATTAAGTCCTTGCCAAGGATACTCATGGTCACTAGCTGACATAGGACAATTAACCAAGTCCCATGTATCAACTCCTGCAATAATACCATCTGGTCTATGTACTCTAGCTCTCCAGATAGCATCTACTACTGCTGATCCTCCCTCTTCACAGAGTAAGTCACTCGCATCCTTCTTTCCCAATCTAGCGATCTTACATCTGCCTGGTGGGAATAGTTCAGCCACTTCTGTAGCTGCTTTCTGCCCTGACTTATCCATATCAAACATAAGAATCGTTTCATCAAAGCCAAGTAGCCACTCAAGGTTTTTAGCCACAACCTTCTTAGCTGACTTGTCACCACTGGGAATAGAGACCACAGGCCATTGACAGTTTTGAGCTTCTGCAATACTAAGTGCATCTAGTTCTCCTGTAGTTATACATATCTTCTTACCACTACTCCATAAGTGCTTACCCCAAAGATCAGAACAATCACCTATAGTCCTAAATACTTTATCCTTAAGTCTAATCTTCTGTCCTACCACAACTCCATCTGTTATAAATGATGCTAGATGAGCTGACTGTCCTTCATAGGTTCCTATCTTGTACCCAAACTTCCGTGTCGTAGATTCCGATATTTTTCTCTTTGGTAGTTCCTTGAACTCTCCTCCAATTGGAGTGAAAGCACCTCTATTCTTTTGTAGCTTGTTTGTAGGAATGACAGTAGAGCCACTATTGCTATGCTCATAATGATCACAGTCAATACTAAAACAAAATGCGTGTCCATCATCATACCTCGCTAAGTTATCTTTAGATCCACAGGAAGGACATGGTTCATGCCTCAGGCATACACTCTCTGATCCAACTTTCAGGTATGCTTCTTTTGGAAAAGATAAATCCATGTTTTTCGCACCATTCTCCATACGTTGTCTCAGCTCCCTTATATAGTTTTTGATTCGGGTTAGTAAAGACAAACCTTATATCTAACTGAGGGTACTGCTCCTTGATCAGAAGGTGTTTAGCCCTATCTGATCCAAGGAACCTACCCTTTGTTTCTATGTACATCTTACTTACTTCACCCTTGATAATAAAATCAGGAGTATAAGTTCTCTTCTTAGGGATATAAGGGATACGTTCAGACTCATACTCCCACCTAACTTTGGCAGCAGCAAGTTGTTCTCCTACTGAGGACTCAAGCCCTGAACGGTATCCCTCTACCATACCCCTTTGCATCTGACTCTTAGAAATCTTCTTCTTCTTCATCTACTGCTTCCTTTACTACTTCCAACTTTGGTTCATCTTTAGGTGCAACATAGCTACCTTCACATTCTCCCCAATCTGCACTCTGCTCTTTAGGTTGATACTCTACAAGATCCAAAACTCTTACTTCTTTCATTCTTAAACTAACACCACCACCCATACCATCATAAGGGATAGCCTGGTATTTTATTTTAAGAGTACTACCACCAGCGATAATCTGCTGCATCCTATTACCTAATTTATCAGATAAAATTGGTGTTTGATCAAAAGAATCACCATCTTTTTTTCTGATATGTGCCTTCATTTTAAAATTAACCAAGTAGTTTCCTGTCTTTTGTCCTTGATCATCTAACTCAGGTTTAATAGGATTGTTTTTACCACCATTCATAAGAGGCTTTACTACATCACTAATTTTTTTAGAAGCAGTCTTATCAAAAAGAAGTTTAACTGAAAATACTCCATCAGGATCAAACTTAGTGTCTGGCTTGTTAAGCCAAGGATATACTGCAACGCCTTCTGGTGAAATGTGGTCTTGAAACTGATTTGCCATTATAATTCTCCTTTGATGTAGCGTTCTGCTCCCCCAAATTCAGGAACCTTTGTGCGTTTGCACTCTTCTCTCATTGTGTCTACCATCAGCATTACATCTGTAACACTGTACATCTTTTGAAGCTTATTGTTATACAAACAATTAAACACACTAAGAATGATAGCGTGTCTTTCTGCCTTGCTAAAATTATGTATTGCATCTACTACTGTCATCATTCCTGCTGACACATTCTTTACATTTGAATTAGCTAAAAAAGAACTCTGCATTTTTTACATCCTCGATATTTAACTTACCATACTCAGGAAGACTAGGCAACTCTAAGTCTCCCTGTTCTTCCATAAATTTTTTTAATATATCTTCTTTGTATATATCTACAAAGGTTTCTCTGAGCACCATACCTAGTTGTTCTATGTCACAAGCATGAGTACCAAAAGAATCATGGACTACAGCAAACGATTCAATACCATGATTATCTCTAGCACTAACTATAGTTTTCATAAGGTGACAGGCATCTAAGCTATGAACAAAGTTAGGAGCAATACCATTGACTTGTCTAAAGCTGTGCATCTTTTCTGCATCACTACTTCCTGCAAACAGTGAGGCCATACGTCCATTTATGATAGTCTTAATTTCTTTTACTATTGACCTTATGTATTTCTGTTTAACTACAAACCCTGTAGGTAGTGTCCAGTAGATAGGTCTCTTTAACTTGTTAGAGGCTTTAGCTACATCCTGTAGCCACTTCATGCCTAACCTAGAAGATATAACAACTCTTCCAATAGCTTCGTAGATATTAAAAGCCAGATATTTACAATGAGGCCACATATCAGTACTGCTATCAATACCTGGAAATACCACTCCTTTGTCCAATTGCTTTTTAAGTTCTTCATGTATTTGATCTCTCATACCGTATAGTGTAGCACCATACGGAGTAGTCATTACTGGGCGTTTAACCAAGGCACGAGAAAGACAACCACCGCTACCCCATATATTAAACTCAGGATTATTGTCAAGCACCATTGCGTTTTCTGCTTCTCTTCTGACAATTTCATAGATGTCCTCTGGTTGCTCATGATTAATAAGATTAGTTGCAGCTCCACCAATGTCATCTCTAAGCATAGCAGAGAAATGTTGGAGACCATTACAACTACCATCAACCGTGACAGGTAGGTGAGATACATAGTCCTCATTGTTATTACAGCAGACATACTCAAAGCAAGCCCTAAGGAATTGCCAAGGTTTATCTGCATCCATCCACTCACGGCTCTCAAGAGGATCAATGCCTATTCGCATAATCATATCCTCATTGTTCTCTGTCCATTCTACTCTGTCTTCCAAGGACGCTTTATCGAATCCCCAAGAATTGCTGAGGTGTACCTTGAGCCATGCAAGTCCTGAAGCACCCAAAGCTTTTCCCGTAGAAAATTCCAGCAAGCCTTTTGCGGTATCCTCACCTTGGGGATTGAGGAAGGCTGTGTTGGCATACATACGTCCACGAAAGTCCAGGGTATGAGGGAAATAGATAGCTTTCTCATTTTTAAACTTTCTTGTCATCCACATAAGTTGAGCAAATTGTATACGCTTAGTCTTAAGTCTGACATTTTCACTGTGAAGTAAAGTAGCAGTTCTTTTCCATTCTATTATTTCTTCCTTCGTCCCTGTTTTAGGGTATGACGTTTCCATGTGTCTCTGTCCAGCTTCTGGGATGACCTTACACACTGATTGATTGTCATAAAGGGCTTCCATAATCTCAAAGACCTTACTGTTAATTCGCCACCCTGTGCCTTGTACGATATTAGTTGCATGGAACACCTCCTTCAAATTAGTATTATCTAACTGCTGAAGATATGTTGCATCTGAAGATTTAACAAGATTCATTCTAGTATACTGGTAGTACCCACCATCATACACACTTTCCCATTTTCTAGGATAGATTAAACAAGGCATCTTAACAGGAGACAACAACTCACATACGCTGTTCTTGTTATCTATCCATTTAAGTGAAGCTTCAGTAGCTTCAAGCCAGAATACCTTTTTAAACTTCTTATGGCTATCATTGGTGTGTTTCTTTACCTCAAATAGCTTGGTAGCTTCACAAACCATCTTAATTAGTAGAGTACCTAGCCTAGTTTTATTTGCTGTCAACCAGTTATGCCACTCAATCCCTGCTTTATTAGCTGAGTGTACAAGTACTCTCTTTTGTTTCCTGTAGTTTGTAGTTCTCTTAGAGAGATCTCTAGTCACCACACCAAACAAAGGTGCGTTCTCTTTAGCAAAGGCTCTGAACCTTGTCTCATCTTCTATGAATGAGCCTATCTCTAAGGCTACCTTGACTAACTTAACTGGAGTAGACAAGTGGTTAACACAAGCTTTAAGAGCTAGGAAAGCTATTACCTCAGAAGGCACAGAGTTAGTCAATAGCTCCATTACTTCTTTTTCACACTGGGTAGGTACACCTTTTACATAGTCAAGTTTAAGCTTATCTAAAGCTTTGACAATCTTACCACAACCTTTACGAATAAATTGAATACCAGCAGGAGTAGTAGACTCATGTTTACCTTTCTTAGCTTCTGTATTCTCATGGCGATACCTCTTAACGCCTAAAGTTATCATTTCTTCTTCTAAGAGTTTTTGTCTATTGAG